TTTGTTAGCAGCATGGTTAGCATTAGTAGGATTTCCACTAAGCGTCAAAGCACCAGTCATTGTAGTGCTTCCATCTTTATTTACTTTATCGGCAAGGCTGTTTGTTATAGTAGTATGAAAATTTTCATCATCATTTATGGCAGCTGCTAATTCATTTAATGTATTTAAAAGTTCAGGAGCAGTATCAACTACACCTGCAACTTGTGTATCTACATAATTTTTTGTAGCAGCTTGTTGTGCTTGAGTAGGATCTGTTACGTTATCTATGGTAGCACCACCAGCAACCATATTAAGTGTACCATTGACGGTTACATTATTAAACTCACTGGTTCCTGATGCAGCAGTGACATTACCTATTAAATCACCAGTTACGTTTCCTGTAACATTACCAGTGACGTTGCCTGTTATATCGCCAGCAAAGTTAGTAGTTGCTGTTACTACAGTACCTGTTATTGCTTGGGCAGAATTATTGCCTATAACTGTGTTATCTATATTACCACCATCAATATCTACGCTACTACCTAAGTTAAGTGTACCTGAAGATGAGTTTATACCAGCAATATCTAAAGTACCAGTAACAGTTAAGCCAACTAAATTAGCTGTGCCTTTTGCATGTATGTCTTTAAACGCAAAATTTGAACTACCTAAGTCTACATCGTTATCAGCAGTAGGCTCTATTATCTGATGCTTTATGGATAATTGCTGTTCAGCAGCACCACCTTGCTCTACGTAAAATTCTAATTCATTGTTATTAGTATCTATTAATACTTTGTTTCTTTGATCAGCATCTGCTATTAAGGCTATAGGTGGTCCTTCAGCAGCAGTGCCATCATGCTTATGACCTGTAGAATTATTAAATGCGGCTAGTAATTGGTTGTACTCTGCATTAATAGGTGATGCTGAAATAACCTCACCACTAATTATCTGAGCTGCTGATTGTCTGGTATATCCTGCCATTATCTATATCCTGCATCTTGATAAGTAATCGAGAACCCACTGATACTGTAGGGAGCTTGGGTTCCTGTAGATGTTATTACTAATGATATTGCTCTCCCTGATCCTTGAACGTTGGTTTCTAGAACTGGACTAGACGAACCATCAAACGTAAATGAAGCATCATATGTGCTTGCTGTAGTTGTATATCTTGCCAAAGCACCTGCTGTAGTCAGCGAATACGTAGTTGGGTCTGGCGTATTAGGGTCATCCCAATTGTATGCGATACCTAAGTTAATTGTAGCTGTTCCTTCTGGTCTAGTGAACAACGATATATGCTGATATATTTTGCGTCTTTCGGTAGAGTCGAAATATAAAAAGGGTGATGCATAAACAGCCGTAACATCCCCACCATTAAAAGTACTTCCAACTTCCTGCCTAAATATCTCACCATTCAAATCACCGTGTAATATCATTTCTACGTCATTTACTAAACCACTAGTAGCTACAAATGAACGTATACCTAATAACTCACCAAACTCCCAACCAACTCTTCTATCTGCAAACCGTAGTCCACCTATTATTCCTGGTGTATCCGCTTGTGCTGTAGCAGTCTTAGGAAAGAAATATCTAAACTGAGATTTGTTTCTAATAACTACTGAAGACATATTTTCTAAATCGTGCGTATCTGGTAGTGATTGCAATAATTGTTGCACTGGTTTAGAAACAGTCTCAAGCTCAATATCACCAATCCTAGCTGTACCTTGAATAGGACGTATACCATCTGATGCTAGAAATAATACGTCACCACCTAACTCAATTATACTATCTGTGGCTATACAGCCAATGTTATTTGTTACTTCCTGTTGAGCAAATGTAGTAGTAGCATCTGGTACAACTTTTTTTATTCTATCTTTTCCGAAAACAAACAGACCATCTCTAAACTTAGCCATGCCTGTTATATTAAAACCTACTGAAAATGTAGCAGCCTGTAAGTTTGTAAATCCATCTGCATCACCACCATCACTAAATATTATGTTATCTGAATTAGTGGTAAACCCTGCATAAAATTGTCTATTCCTAAAATCTGTTGTTATACTTGCACCAGTGGTAGATGATGAACTTGGTAGTAAAGTTACATTTCCAGACCCACTATAAAGAGAAGGAAGATTTTTACCATCAACAATTACAACTTCATGTACACCACCAAACGTATGAGTACTCGTTCTTAACTTTTTTACTGTAGCGTTATTTAATGTAGTCGCTGAACCATTTGAGTCTACTACAGATAACGCTAACCAACCACTTGTCTGATACTTATATATAGTATAATTTATACTGTAAGCACCTACTACTGAGCTACCACCACCTGTTGCTGAAGAAGACGCTGTAGTTGCAACTCTAAGTTCGTATGTGTTTGGATTTGGAACACCAGTAACTTCCATCTCCACGCTATTTAACGATAACCCTCCTACATCTGTAGCACCTGTAAAAGTTACAAAGTTCCCAACTATTAACCCATGTGATGTATGAGCTACCGATATAGTTGCACTACCTGACGTAGTTGTTATAGGGTTTGAACCTAATGTTGGAGTAGAATCAGCAGAGTTTCTTCTAGCTCCATATACAACGTCTTTTAATATAAAAACACCTAGTACTGGACCTTTGCCTGGTAGAGAAGGATGATTTGAATCAAACGGTACAAATCCATTTACTCTTCTATACCCACCAAACTGAGATATCTCCATGTTAAGCATACGTATTGCAGAACCTGGATTTGTGGCTGCCAAGGATAGAACATCTTCATTTGTAAACAGCCCACCTCTAGATAAGACTGTTACATCCTTTAATGAGTCCACCATTATGCATTACCATGAGGTACATTTATTAGTCTGCTTACTCTGGTATCTCTAACGTCTATAAATCTATTAATAAGTAAGGTACGCATACGATCTATACCTTCTTCAAACTTGTTCTTTGCTATAGCAGACTGTTGAGCATTATCTCTAAACATATAACAATGATATAATGCTCCATCTATTACTACGTGTTTAAACGCATCAGGAACAGTCATAGCATCTGTAGGATTAACTAATTCACTGGCATATGCAAAGTAATTATAACTTATGCTGTATGTCTTATCAGGTATAGGAGTAAAACCTGCTTTGTTATCTAGCGTCCTATATACATAAATAGGTTGATCAAAATCACCTGTACCTGCTTCAGAATCTCTTTCAAAAAATCTCTTTAAAAATGTATCGTAATTAATTAGTCTTAGTTTTCTAGCTGAAATGTTATTACCAGCATCGTGATTGATTCTAAACGAATCCCAATCAGCCACTTTAAAATCGGCAGCTAAAGTATACTCTGATGTACCTGAAGCCAAAGTTAAAGAGCCGTTTTGAAAATTAAAAGGGAACTCAAACTCTTTTTGAGATATTTCTTGCAATGACGCATTAATAGCATCTTTAGCTTGCGCTCTAAACCCTGTAGCATTAGGGAAGTCAGTAATAGTTAGTTCGACTTCATTTAATCTTCTCAAGGTATCATTAGTTAATGTAAGAAATGTAGTTGCCATTTTAAATCCAAAAGAAAGAAGATGGGGCAGTCCAAATATGAACCACCCCAAAATCTATTAGGCTAAGATATCCCTAGCTGCGGAAGTTGCCGCTGCACTCTTATCAGCAACATCAACTACTACTGCCCACACACGAAGTTTACCACTTGTAACATCAGCAGATGATGCATTTAGTGTAACGTCAATTGTATCAGCAGTTCCAGTAATTAATGTTGAGAACGTGCCTAGATCAGCACCGTTAGTTCCTTTTGCAGGATAACCAGCAGTTGCTGCATCACCTCCATCAATAATCGTATCAGCGTCAGCTAATCCAATATCAACAGTTGGTGTTGTTCCATTAAAAGCAGTTAGAATTTCACAACCAGCAGAAAGTATTACGCTATTTGCAGGAACTTCTAACAACCTAAAGATATCTCCGTTAGTACAAGAGTATCCTGTAATAGAAGCAATGTCTAGTACTGCTTCCATGCTGTACGCGATCTTCTCAGAAGAGTTATGAGCTGCAATCGAGTCAGCGTTTACACCTCCTGTAGCGGAAGATGTCATATCAAAAGTAGCCATGATCTATTCTCCCTTACGAGTACAAGTTGTATTTGGCGCGAACAAGAGCTTCAGGACGAAGGATCTTGCGACCATATAAGTGCATACCGCGAACTATGTCAGCGAAGCTATCATTGTCACGATAGGTTTCTACCTTCTCTACTTGAGAAGCTGTAGCAACAGCAGAGTCATGTCCTGCAACAATCACACCAAAGTTAGAACCTGAACCGTTAGTGTTAATAGTTGATGAACCTGTTCCTATGGAAGGAAGGTTGTTAGACATATAAACTCTAAAACCTCTGATTAAGCCAGAAACTACTCGACCATTCCTTAGAATGTCACCAGCATTTTGTCCACCAGCAAAATCATTGTTTAGAAGCTTACTGTTTTCATCATTCAACTCTTCTGCGAATACTGGATCTACAACAACCCATCGACCATCACGGTCTACGTTTTGTTGGTCTAGAAGTCTAGACATACGATTAAGTATTGCTAATGGTGTAGCAACAGCAGAAGCATTGGATGAAGACATGGCGATTGAGTTAGCAGGAGTACCACTTCCTGAAAAATCACCATGAGTAAGTTCCATAGAGGCCAATAAACCGTCTGAGCCAGCAGCTACAGGATCAGTTCCAGACTTAACGTCATTAGCTGTACTTGCAACAGTACTCAATGCAGTTTGTTTGAAACCAGACAAGTAACCTAGCACTTCTTGGTCAAATTGGTCTTTTAGACGATATCCTGCACGATCACTTGCCATTGATTCAAAGTTTACGTGAGAATGTGCTTCTTCAATGTCATCGATCTTAAAAGCAAAGTAGTTAGCTTTATCGACAACAAGTGTGAAGTCATCGTCAGTTAGGTCTTGAGGAGTTACTTGCGTACCCCTTGCATATTCTTGAACCGTAATTTCAGGTTCTTTAATGATACGTACTGTATCACCAAAATTAGCGATCTCACCAAAGTAATCACTGTTGGTAATATCCTCTACGATACTAGTTTTACGGAAAGCTGACTGTACCTTCTTACTGTAAATAACAGGTGAGAAGTTACCATTAGGTAGATTTCCGTAACCAGCAGCAGTCTTAAAAGCCATTGGTCATCTCCTTTCGGCTATTATCGAAACGAGCCAACTATTGACAATTCAAGGCTACATCTCTAGGGTGTAGGATAATCCTGGCCTATTGATAGTAGGTAGTTGAAACTTCTTCAGTTAGCATAAACAGGAGGTAGTCTTATTACTAAGAGGCTCCGAAAAACTAGCCATAAAAGCTAAGTTTTTATTACTGTGACAAAGTATATCACATTTTAATTAATTTGTCAAGACTTTTTTTACCTTGCAGCTCCAGTTAAATCATAAACAAATGTACCATTTGCAACTGATTCTGAGATAGCTTCTTCATGTCTATCCCATTCTTTAGCAGTAAGGTTCTTAACACGCGACTCAGACCATACATTACGATCTTGAGTTTTGGGTTCTTCTGCTCTTGACGTTCTCTTTATTGACTTAGCTGCATCTTTTGTATTTGTCTTAGGCTTAGTCTGTTTTGTTTCTAGTTTATACAGATCTATAGCTTTAGCTGCAGCTCTAGGGTCATTGTCATTCTCATAAAGTGCTGACTGTATCCACTTAGGTTGTTCTGAAGCCCATTGATGGAATGCATCATCAGCCCTTATCTCTGCAAAGTCTGGATGTAACTTCTCTAATTCAGCTTCAGCTTTTTCTAGAGTAACTTTAGTTTGTAATTCATCTACGTATTTAAGTCGTTTTTCTACATCCTCTCTAGCTTCTAGTGCTTTCTTTGTAGCAATAGTTTCTACTATCTTTGCAACGTCTGGATACTTTTCAGACCACTCTTCTAATTCTTCATCAGACTTTGGTAGCTTTACCTGTTTCTTAGTCAAGCTCTCAATCTGTTCTTGTAACTTTCTTATATCGTTTGTATGTTGTTCTTGTAGCTGTTGAGTGTGTCTTCTTAGATCACCATACCTTTTCTTAAAGGTTTTCTCTTCAGCATTTAGATTCTCATCAGATTTTTCTACTTCTTGTGTAGGGTTTCTTTGAGCTTCTAGTTCTTCAATTTCTCTTTCTTCTTCCTCTATACTCTTTTTAGTGTAACGCATAGGTGAGTTTTTTACTTCTTGTTGTACTGCTTCCATTTTATTTACTTTCTTCTTATGGGGCTACTAGTAGCTTCTCACCGCGAGAAGGGTAGTAGGTAGCCAAATTTATCTATATCCAACTCCTTTAACATAGGTTTTACCCATTAAAGAATCAGACATAGAACCAGACTTTTCGCCTGATCTCAAAGGACTTCCTTTGAAGCCCCTATATTCGTTAAATATATTATCTATATATCCTGCTGAAACATTTGTATCAGGATTAATATATCTATCATTACCTTGAGATGTTAAAAAACTTTGCGCTCTATTAATTTTTTCTATATCAGCAGGTCCATCTAAATCTAATAGTTTACCAAGTTTACTATTATCTAGTGCTTGTTTTTGTTCTTCTCTAAATGGAGTTAACCACATTTTTTTAAAGTCTTTTGCTTCCATAGGTCTTCTAGGTTTTCCGTATAATCCTATAGCTCCTGAGAGAAGATATCCTCCAGCAGTATATTGACCATACGGAACAGAATCTTCCATAACATCATCTGATGTATTAGTATCATCAAAACTTAATTCTTTCCAAAAGATCGTTTTTAATGCATCTCTATTTGTCGCACCTTTTGGTAAGTTTGCCATATCCCCTTCTAAGAATCCATCATATTGTTGTCGTTTTGCTATCGCATAGTTAGTTAATTCTTTTGTCAGTTGGGCGCTTTGCTTTTCGCTTAAAATTCCTAATTGACTGTTACCTGCGGCAAAATCTCTTAATATATCCTCTTGTTCTTCAGGATCTGATACTCCTACTAGGCTTTGTAAATCTGGTTTAAGATAAGGATCTCTAGGCATACCCCCAATAGAAGAACTTCTATCTCTAAAACCTTCTATAGGTAAATATCTAGCTAGTATTTGTCTTTTTCTTTTATCTGGATTTTCATCTAACTGAAAGTCTGCTAACGCAGGACCATATATACCAGATATTATATCATCGTAACTTCTGTCTGTACCAATAAAGTCTGATTCACTTTGAGGTCTAACTGTTGCTCTATATCCTACTCCAGGTACGTAGGTTCCTCCTGAACTAAACTTTTTTTTTACCATGATGCCACCACCTTCAGCCATTCCAAAGCGTTTCATATTAATTTTGTCTAAACCTTCTTTGGGAAAGTCCAGACCAGCAGCTGTGGCTTTAGGTCTTGGAAAACCTAACGCATCATCTCCTAACTCAGGATCTGCTTTTGGAAACTTAGGTCTTAAATTTTCAAATGGCACTATTAATGATTTTGAGCTAGCCCGATATGCTTCTGCAGGTTCAAGATTTGCAGCTCCTAACTCAGGATCAGGTAAAACACCTTTTCCTTCTTGTTTTATACCAAGGTATTCTTTACCTTTATTGAAAATATTATTAACTAGATCAACTATAGGATCAATACCACTTTGTCCACCTTCATTAAAGTAGTCTGAATATTGTTTAGCTGCTGCAGCCCATTCTTCATCAGAAAAATCTCCTGTAGGATTATCTACAAACGTACTTCCTGCAGCAAACATTTGTTCTAAAGGATCTCCTGATTGAGAAGCAAAAGCTGCTCTTTGTGCTACAGCTACCTCTGCTCCATCTCTTGCCTCATCATAGGGTCTACCTTCTCTATCTTCTATTTCTTTTATTTTAGCTTCTTTAGTTTCTGACCATGCTTCTGCTTTCTTTTTATTCATAAATTTATCAAGTTCTTCAAGCATACCAAAACTTCTTTTGAAAGATCCAAGAGCAAAAGCTGAAGCAGCTTTTAAAAGAGGATTATCTTCTTTTGCAACTTGAGCAGCAAGTCTAGGTGTGTAATATTGTGTGTCTCCTTGAACTTTTTTTCCTACTTCTTTTAACTCTTTATCTAATTTCTCTAAATTTTCTTTAAACAAACGTCCTTCTTCATCAAACTCACCATCTTTATATTTAGATGATAATAAGTCTACATTTTCGAGAAATTCAAAACTTGGACTATCAGAGTAATCCCTGACAGTAGGATCATCATCAGGTCTTGTACCTAAATCATCACCTGCAAAATCATCACCAAAATCAAAAGAATCAGTTGGCTCTGGATCTGGTTCTGATTCTTTATAAAAATCATCTCCGTACGAATCTACTCCTGAGCCAATATCTGAATACAAATCACCACCATTACTCAACATTAGTGGATCTGGACACATCATACCTTTTGGTTTAGATGACGCAATAATAATAGTACCTTTAGTCATACCTTCTTCTGGTTCTTTTTCTTCAGCAAATTTCATCTCAGTGTCATCTTGTTCAGGCTTACCATTCTCATCCACGTTCTGGATCATGCCTAAATCTTCCATCTGCTGTATCTCAGATAGAACTTGACGATGCATCTTTATAATACGCTCTACGCCTAAATACCTTACTACATTAGCAGGTAGTACGTATTCTCCTTCTGACAAGAGCGCAGGTATATCATCTGCTACTTCTTTAGGTTTAGCTAATGGTGGAGGATCTGCTGGTTCTTCTTCCTCTTCATCTTTACCATCAAAGTCTGCTTTGACTTCACCACCTTCTCTAAGTCTATCGCCAGGAAAATCTGATTCAGGTATATCTTGTTGTTGATCAGCTTGAAACTCATTCTCAGGAACATCTGGTTCAACTTCAGGTTCTCTAGTAAAAAAGTCATCTCCATATGAATCGACAAATTCAGGTTCAGAATCTATAACAGCAGAAGATTCATCTAAGAATAAACTATCAAAAAAGCTTTCCATGAAATTAGGCTCAATCATTTTCTCAGTGCCTATGTTACCCTCTTCATCTACTATATCATCTTGATAAATCATATTGTCACTTTCATCAAGTGGGTCTATGTTATCAAAAGCAGAGTCAGCAGTAAAACCTATCTCTCCTGGTTTAGGAGGATCAATTCCTAGTTCTTCTTCATCTATGCTAAAGTTTTCTCTCATAAAAGCATCAGAGGCAGCATTTTCAGGTAAATCTAGACCAGGAGATTTTTCTACTTCTGTAGCACCATCTCTATCTTCTAGCTTAGTGCCTGTATCAACAGTTACCTCACGTAATGTTAATGGAGAACCTACAGCTAATCCACTTGTTGTTGTTTGTACTTTAGGTGGTATATCTTTTAATGTTTTAGGTCGTGTAGCACCTTCAGCAGAACGAACAAACTTTAATGATGAACCTTGTTCAGTTGTTCTTTTTTGTGAGTCACGTTGATTTGCTAATGACTTATCTCCAGCGTTTGGTTCTTGTTCATCCATTTTGTTATTCTCATCATTCATAAGATCTGACATTTGCTGATCAGTCGAAGATGTTTCAGGTTGTTCTTCGGTCATATCCAAATTATTTAAAGTATATTTTATATCGTCAACAGACAACCGACCTACGTTTTGACCTTTTGAAGTTTTTCCTTTTGAATCTGGAACTCCTCTCCAAGTAGCATTTAATTCATCTAAAACTTTATTAAGATTTTTATCTGTTGCTTCAAAAGCAAAACTTTTGATAGAAGGTACTCTATCATTTAACATAGCTATAGCAATTTGATCTTGAATTTCAGGGGTAAAAAGCTGATTATCAATATCTAAACCTAATTTTTTAGCAAAAAATTCTACGTTTCCTTCATACTTTGGGTCACTTCTCTTATAACTATTAGCCATTATTTGATATTTGCCCATAGCAGAAGATTGTGTTGTTTTTCGAGTTGCATTAACTAAGGGTCTACCAAAATCAATAACTTCTCTAATAGTCATTTCTGTAGGAGATTTTTTAGGCAATAGGTTTTTACCAAAGTTAGAAACCATATCGTATGGAGTTTTAATAATATTTCTACCTTTTTTAGAAACAAAATCTAATCTATCAGTTCCTTCACTTTCAGAAATAATATCTAACATTTTTTGAATTAATGCATTATATCTCGCTGCACCTTCTTCGCGTCTTGTAATTACACTTTCTATATTTTGTCTAGGTACAGGAGGCTTTTGTTGAACTGTTTTTCTTGCTACCTTTTCTGCTGTTCTAGGATTTATTTTAGGTATAGGAGCCATGTTAATTTCCTTTAGCTATTGACTGTATCTCTAGTCGCATACTTTCCATACGTTTCAATACGTGAAGTTGTCCTTGCGCTCTATATATCTCTATATCATCATCACTTTGTTCTAGGATACGATAAGCATCTTCTTTCTTTGTATTTAAGTATATTAATAATAATTCATCAAAGTCTGGCTGATTTACTAACGGTATTAGATCTTTTGCTGTCTTTTGATCAAGCATTACCACCTGCCTGTTGTTGCAACATAGCCATTAGTTCTGGTGGTATTTGTTGTCCTTGTCCACCTTGAGCTTGTTGCTGTTGTTGTTGCGTTCCTGCATTTTGTCCACCACCTGTAGTAAACCCTTGCTCTCCTGGTGCTGGAGCTTGACCTGTACCTATATTACCACCTCCTGCTCCTGTAGGATCTGGTGCAGGTTGTGGATTTTGTTCAGCCATTTGTTGTTGCATCTGTTGTAGCAATAGTGCCTGTCTAAATGCTTCTTCAGGATTATTCGTTACTTTATCTACATCCAGATCCATTGTTGCTGCTATCTCTCGCATGATGTATGGGAACTTAGCAAACGGTGCTAGAACAGGACTGCTTGCAATCTGTAGGAAACTAATAAGACGTTGTGACCTGACTTCGTTCTTCATAAAGCTTTCTGTACCTCTAGCTCTAATCTCTAGATCACCTTTTATCTCTGGGTCAAAGTCAAACTGCATATTAAATGCAAACAATGCTTCACCCATAGGACGTAGCATATAATCATCCATATTCTTAATTACGGTACGTATTGCATTACTAGCTGCACCCATTAGCATAGATATACCTGATGCAGTTCTACCTGTACCCATAACACCTGTCTGTCCGTATGAGTATGAAGGTAGTCCTGATGACTCATCAGACAATACTCTTGCTTTGTCAAACAACATCATATTTTCACTTGACACGTTTGGAAACTTAGTACCAAATATAGCTTGACCTGGCGCACCACCTTGTCTTCTAAAGATCTTACCCGGATATACTGTAAGATCCTGACCTGGTGCTAAGTTTGTTTCGTCAACCTCAATCAATAGATTACCAGATAAGATAGCATTGTCAACCGCTAATCTCATAAAACCGTTCATTAATGTTTGGGTATCGTCCATGTTCTCTGCTAGACCTACACCAAAGAAACTATATGGGTTAAGTTCGTATGGACTAGCCACATACGGAATACGCTTTGGTGTGAATGGGTTGATTACAAATCGTAGGATCTCTCCATTACATACCCAAGCATTGATCTGTATCTCATCATCTTTTAGAAACTTATCAGGTATCTCTAGGTTTTGTATTGTAGCTATTTCTTTATCTATAGTTCCCCAAAACTCTAGGACTTCATATCGTTCTACATTACCACTATTAGACGCATAACCTTCTCCACCAAAGTCAGAAGATACTTCATTATCATTTAGGCTTTCTTCCCACCACTCTTGATTGTAGTTTTCACCCATCTTAATAGCATCATCAATAGCTTTAGATCTAAAGAAAGGACGCTTCTTTAACGCTCTAAGTTGTGGTCTAGTTAAACGATGACGCTCTACTGTATACGTAGCTTCTTCCATATTATAGGCATCTGGGTCAGGATAGAAATCCCATACCGACACATACTCGACCTTTGGAATTGTTTTTACTATAGGATCGTAATCACCTTCATCATTCCAATTTGCATACTCTTTGTCTAATGCAAACGGTCCTTTCATAACAGCAGTACCAAACAGCACACACTCAAATACAGAATGTCTAAGATGTTTAGTTGCTGATGATTCTTCTAACTGATCCTTAATTTTCTTTTCCATCTTCTTAGCTGCAACCATAGCAGGATGGAATGTAATAGCAGTTTGTGTTTGACCTGGTTCTTCTTTCAAACCTTCTAGGTCTTCTAGTTTTTCTTTTAGTGGTCCTAGTCTTTCTTTTAATGAGTCGGTTGTATCGCCAGGTAATAAATCTCTACCATCACCAGGGCTACCATATATGTCTTGAATTTGTTCTAGTGCTTGTTCTTGTTGTTGTTCTTTAGGATCTACATGAACAGCATCTGCAACGCCATCAGGTAATGCAGTTGGTTCTACACCGATAGGAAATCTATTCTGACTAAACAGAACATCCACTAGCTGACCATATGCAGCAAGAACTTTTGTCTTCGTTACTTTAATAAATACGCGAGACTTTTCTGTTTCGGTAAACTGTACGTCAGGACCGTATATGCCCCGATAGTTTTTATATGCCTGTACCCATCGTTCTTCATCAGAGTATCTACGTGTCCTTGCTCTTTCGTAACGAGCCTCGACATAACTTACTAAACTGTCATATGAACTTTCATCTTCAGTCTTTTCAGTTAAAGCACTTAGTTCATTTTTGTCTACCATATTTTTTCCTTTTCGGCTGCAAGGTTCTATTTAATTTCTTAGACACAACTGCTAGATTTTTTCTTCTGTTATCTCTAGGGTTTCCATTCTTGTGATGAACTTCCATACCCTTTGGAGGATTTAACATCTTTCTAGCTTTATTTCTTGCAGCTCTATCTAGTTTACCCTTCTTTGTTCCTTGGGTTCTGATATATTCCCTGCGATAGTTACGTGGCTTTTTCATATCAGTCCTTTGAGTAAGCTGCCCATATAAATACACCAGCAGCAAGCATCAATGCCAAAACTATAAGTGTAATTACAAAGATTTCCATATTAATATCCAAATACTGAATCAGAAGGTTGATACCTTCTTTTTGGTGTATTCTCGTATGCTACTCTTACATTTGTAGGTCTAGACATTATCATATACCTCAGTGCATCATACAAGTGATCTTCGGCTTTGGTATCAACATCTTCAGGATTGCGCGAGTCTACTGGTAATGCAGCTAACTGACTTATAAGATTTCTGCAACTATTTAGTATTTTTATACTTGGCTCTCCTATTTCTTCATCAATCATCAGACGTTTATGCAACTCAATTTTACCTGCGACTCTAGATCCTGGAGATCTATCTGATGGTCTAAATCTACATCCTTCCCTATTTAGTGTTTCTGCTATTGATGGTCCTACATCACCTCGTTTAGCCCAACATGAACTATCTAGTAATGCATCCTGTATTCTACCATCATTTTCCTCTACTTCCATAATCCTTTGACCTAACAAATCAGCAGTCAAACGGTTAACGTACAACTCTCTATATATCCACAAACAACCATCAAAATCAACAGCCCCCCAAAGAACTGCGGAGTGGGCCGCGTATCCGAAGTCTGCTGCTCTAATTCTCGTCCAGCCCTTCGGAATCTCAAAACTTTCGCACGTATGCACCGTCTTATCGAACTCAGGAAAAGCACCTTCTTCAACTACATCCCAATCGCCATATAAGAACTGCTTTCTCTTAACTTCAGGTAGAGAAGCAAGCATTGCAACATAACTAGAGTCTTGTGTCAGGTATGGATTGTCCCATACAGATGCAGCAATAAACTTTCTAGTTATCTCGCTGGTTAATGTTTTACCATCTAACTCATACTCTATTTTCTCAGTTACCCTAGTATCTGGTTCAGCAGGATCGATAAAAACTTTCTTGACCCATGCAGATCCTATGTTACCAGGGTTTCCAGTAGCCCTCATATGAAGAGGAATAGTGGGATCTGTAGTACGCAAAGATGATCTTAAAAAGTGCCAGACATCAGGACTTGCATACTGTGGTAACTCATCTACTCCAATCCAAGAGTAAGACTGACCTTGATACCTTAGAACATCTTGTAAGTTCTCACAGTATCCAAACTCTAGTCTTGCTCCACTAGGAAAGTACCAAGTGTTTTCTTGGCTTTTCCATTTAGCTCCAGGTGCAGCTTTCGGATATAATTGCTGCGTCTGAAATATAACATCTCTTAACTCAGGCATAGAACGTCTAATTAATAATGCTCTATGCGATGATTTATGAACAAACCTTAGTGGTGCAATAAGTAAGCTATATGTCTTACCTCCACCTCTTGCACCACCATAAAATACTTCTCTTTCATTAGCAGATAAGAACTGTGTCTGTGGACCTGGATTTGGTTTAAAGACAACT